TTTAATTATGGAGATCCGGAAACAAGACCTTCCGATATTAGAAATCCTAATGATAATTTAGGTGCTACTTGTAAGCATTTAAGTGGTATGTTATCTAGTAAGAGATGGATGAGAAAAGCTGCTTCTTATATAAATAACTGGATTAAGAGATACCCTGAAGATGCTCTTGATTATATCTTACCCGGATATGAAGAAAGAGAGATTGCTAAAGTTACTGATAAAACTGGTGAGTTCTATAATAATATCTATGATAGACAAGCTGAAGAAGCTGATAATTCAGATGTTGAGGTTACGGCAGAAGAAGCTATAAAGGATAGAGATAATAAGAATAGTAAGGCAATCTTACTTGAACTTGATATTGATGAAGTTCAAGACTTGTTAAGTAATCTTAATAAGAACTCAAAGGTTTATAATGAGATTTCTAAGTTTGTGACGGATAAAGGACTTATAAAATGATTTTCTACGTTTATAGTGAGGATTTGAATTTATCGGAAATGTACAGATATGCATGTTTTCTTTTAGATAAATTAAAAGATGATATTGATGATTTGCCTGATGATAAATTTAAAGTCCGATATGATTATATAGTAGATAATTTTATAAAATGGAACATAAAGCCAAAATCAAAAATAGATTTAAAACAGATTGTAAAAGACAGTTTTATAATTCAGTTGTATGATAAAGGTTATTGTATTACATTAGATCCTAATAAAACAATTCCTTTTAGTAATACAAAATATTCTACTGTTGTAAGATTAATAGAATATGGTAATGAAAAGATAACTGCTTATCCATTTTTACATAAACTGTTTAATGAATATTATCTTAAATTTGATAATGAACTTTATGAAGAATATTTGTTAAGTTACTTTGCTCTGGCAGAAACAAAGAAAAAGAGAAAGAAAGGACCTGTTAAATGAGTATTTATTTATATGAAGAATCTCTTATAAATGAATTAAGAAAAATAACTAAAGACACAAGAGTGAATATAGTAAGTCCTGAATTAACATCTTCCTTTCTTGCTCAAGTAGGTAAAGATAAAAATATATACCCTGCTGTTTTACTTACGAGAAATTCAGCAGAGATAGTAAAGGAACTTACTAGCTTACCTACCGTTTTAAAAGGTGATACTGCAACTGTTAAAGATAATCTTGTACAGAAAGCGAAATTCATAACTGTAAGAGTTGAATGGAGTTTAAATGTATATGCAGTAGACCGATTCACTTGTGATGAAATTATAAGAGAGTTATTATTTTATTTTTATACTTACCCTAAATTCTATGTTCAAATTCCATACGGATTAGATATACGACAAGAATTTGATGTGTTGTTAAATCCAGATATTACAGACAATACTGATCTTAATGGATTTGATGATAAAGGTGAGTTATTCAGAGAAACCTTAACTATATGGAGCGATAATGTACATCTCTTTAGCAGAGGTTCACAGTATATTGTTAATGTGGAATCAGAGGTTTCCGAAGATTTAATTAGACACAAACATAAGCATAAGTAGTTAAAATTGAACATAACTACGTAGATGCTCAATTTTAATTGTTTATATTAAAAATTTTTAAAAGGAGAAGAAAGATATGCCTAGAATCACGATTAATGAAACAGATATATCTTGGTTTTATCAGCAAAGAGATCCTAATCTTTTAAGGGTATTTACTCCGGGTATGGCTTCTTTTGGTCCTGATGTTCCGATGGTTTGTAATGACATTGATACTTTTTATAAGTATTTTGGTACAAAACCTTCTGAATTTGATACAGGAAAATCATGGCTTAAAGCAGCTTCTTATATCTATGCAGGAATACCTGTAACATTCCAGAGAATTGTTCCTGATGAAGGTGCAATAAAGGCAAATTCTTCAGCAGTTACTATTACTGTAAAATCTACTGCTGGTACACCTTCTGGTACATTCCCTGTAATAGTTAGCCAAAGTTCAAGTGTTTCAAAAGAATATAGTTTTGCTGATAATAACGTTACTTCAGTAGAACCAGATGATCTTAGTGGAATATTAGCATCTTTGGAAGATCAAGATATTATCACAGGATTTACTGTTGGTACTTATTTTGGTAATCATGTATCTGGTCAAGACTATAGAACATTTACTGTTAAATACGGTGAGGATGAGAGTGATACTGCAACACTTCATATTTCTGAATCAGGTGCAGTAGTAACGGATTTAGGTGATCAGTTTACTGAATGGACTGCTCTTGAAACTGCACTTGGTGGACTTAGTTCTATATTGAAATTTACTCCTCACGAGGGTACTACAATATCAATAACACTTTTAGATAGACCTTCTATTAGTATTAATTATGGTGGAATTGTACAGACCTTAGTAATAGATAGAAATGCAAGTGACATTAGTACTAGCTATGAAACAAAGTCTAATGTATTTGATTTTACAAAGACTACTGGAGCAAGTTTTGAAGATATTGAATCTGCATTAACTACTGCATTAGCTTTATTAAAGGTTACAGATGGTTGTGAAACTATTGATATAGAACCTATTTATAAATTTGATTATTCAAATCAAACTACATCAGGTATGGTACTTCCTACTTCTGGAATAGGTGATGGAACATATATTTATTTTGAAGCAAAGTATGCTGGTGTATATGGAAATAATCTTGCAGTATCAATAACACCTAATGCAGATAATAATAAGATTGTTTATGTAAAAGTTTGGTACAAGAGAGTGGCAAATAATACTGAAACCTATGAAGCATTAGAAACTCTTACTTATAATCTTGAAGATCCTACTTCTGCTAACTGGTATGAACTTGTTAACAACACTTCTAATTATGTTAATCTTGTATTTGATGGAACAGGTTCACCTAATGATTATACATGGGATTGGAGTACTCTTGCCGATAGGAAAGACGGAAATTTATTCGGTGGTACAGATGGTGCTGATGGCGAAACTACTGTATATGAACAGATTTGTGAGAAGATCGGAAATTACAAGAATGATTCAACACCTAGTGTTCTTTCCGATGGAATTACAGGTCTCTTTGAAGATATTTCCGATTTCCTTAATTATGATGTAGATATCATAGTTGATGGTGGATTTAATAATCATGTAGACACTACAAGTCTTTCTACAGTAGACACTGCATTATTTACAGTTGCAAAAAACAGAGGAAATACAATTTACCTTGTAGATGGTGATTCTGAATGGAATCATACAGAGGTATTTAATTACTGTTCTCTCTTTGGTAGTGCTTATGCAGCTTCAGTTAACCCTTGGGGTTATGGTACATTAATTTATAATGGTGTTACTACATTAATTCCCGGCTCTTATGTATTACTTATCAACTGGGCAAACTCAATCAATGAGGGAAATCCGAAGTGGTTGAGTCCTGCCGGAATTAAGAGAAGTTCAATTAACTCATTCTACAAATATCCTAAGTATGTAGTTAATAAGGTTATTTTAGATGAGTGGCAGGAAAAGAGTTATACAGAGGGTACAAAAGGATATAAGATTAATCCTATAATGCTTATAAGAGGAAATTATTGTATCTATGGAAATAGTACACTTCTTAAAGATAAGGCAGACGGATCAACAAGTATGCTTCAATCATTTAATGTAAGAGTAATGGTAGATATGATAAGAACTCGTGCAATTGAGATTACAGCAAGAATGCAATTCGATCAGTTATCGGATGATTTGTTTGATGAATTTAAAACTGTAATGGGCGCATACCTTGACCAGTTAAAGTATCAGCAAGCATTATTCGATTATTCAATTACTACCAGAAATGGTGAAACACTTACACTTGCAGATAGAAATACAAAGACACTTCCTATTAAGATAGCAATATCACCTAATGCTGCATTAGAGAATATTGATATTACATTAGAGATTAATCAGTCTGGTATTTCTTTTGAAGATTAATAGAAAGAAAGGAGATTAGATTATGTCAACATTTATTGGTGCTTATCATATGATAGGTGATGATGCTTATGAACCACAGCGTAAAACTAATTTCTACCTGCATTTGTATGGAATAGGTAATGAAGATCTTGTTACACTTTGTACTGCAAGTGTAGGGGGAATTAATTTTGGAGTAAACCCAATAGAAGTTCCTTATGGTAATACAAAAGTTAAGTTTGCAGGACTTCCTGATTTTCAGGATATGTCTATTACATTCAATGACTTTGTTGGTAAGGATACTCAAAAAGTTCTTTATGATTGGTACTGCAAGGTATTCAATACAGGAACTCAGATAATCGGAAGGGCATCTCAGTATAAGAAAGAAGGCTTGCTTGTAGAAACTGCACCTGATGGAACGCAAGCTAGATCATGGACACTTCATGGAGCATGGCCCAAAGATTTCCAGACAGATAATTTGGAATATGGTAGCGATGGTCAAGTTAAGATTAACATGACTCTTGTAATGGATACAGTAACTTATTCCGGATTATAATAAATCTTAAATAAAATAATTTATAATTAACTTATAAGAACTGGACTAAAGTGATTTTTAAATTAAATAAAAAGATTACTTTTTAGTCCAGTTCTTTTGTTTTGTAATATTCAATTTTTTTTTTGGAGGGTTTTAAAATGAATAGCAAGGAAATTACATCATTTCAGGAAACTTATGAATTACCGAGTAAAGGACTTCTTTACTCAAACAAAGATGATTTAAAAGAAATTACAATAAGGTC